TTATTTGGTTGGATTGAGTGGTTTTTCTTTTCTGATGTAATGTTGAGTGGTACGTGCAGAAGTATGGCCAAGTTGTTTTCTTGCTCGTTCATCATCAATCATTAATGAAAGGTCTGTTGCTGCTTTCGCGCGAAGATCTCTCAATTGCACCTGATTGATCTCTTCGGCTAGCTCTTTATATTTTCTTGATGCCGCATTACGGGTGTCTTTGAAATAATCTGTAAGCGATCTCCGCTCGAGTTTTCGCCCCCATTTATTCGTAAACAGAAACTGATTTTCTTCAGCGATCCGCTTGTCGATAATCTCTTTTAGTTTACCTATAACTTTAATCGCAACACGTTTACCTGTTTTTTGCTGTGTAATATGCAGTAAATCGTTGTAGATGTGTGAACTATGGATTTTTACCACGTCTATTGGACGTTGTCCGGTTAAATACATCACATCCATAATGTCCTTCATATCGCCTGTGGCGCAGTCGTAGATTTTATCTAAGATATAATCTTCAATGTACACATCACGATAATTCACTTTGAATTTTTTAACCCCTGTTGATGGGCTGATCTTTTCAGTGTAACCCCATTCTCTCGCCATGCTCCAAATGTGGCCAAATAACCCAACTTCGATATTTGCGGTTGGTTTAACGTCTTTTCTCCAATCTAAATATTCACGAATGTGTATAGGCTCTATTTCATCAAGAGTAAATGGTGGATCTTGGAAGTATTGGCGCAATTTCTTTATTGCCTGAATGTTTGAGTTTCGAGTATTCTTCGCTTTTTTAAGCGGCACAACTTCTTTTTCGTATCGTTCAAGCACTTCAATAAACAGAATATTGTCTTTCTTCGTGAGATACTGCATATTCAGCTTTGCCGCTTCCAGAATAGCAATATGCTTATCTTTTCCTAAAGCAACTTCTTTTTTATCGGCCATCGTGTAGTAGTAATACACCACGATTGATCCATCTGCTCTTTTTCGATTCCGGCATACTAAACCTTGTGGCAATCCTTGATTAATTCGTTTTCTTGGACGTGCCATAATATCCCCCTTACTAACTTAATACTGCAGACCGCCTTCTTTCCTTTGTGTTGGAAATCTGCTGCACTTTCTCACCTTTCAAAATCTTGTCACCATCAGATCGTAACACAAGCGGGAATTTTCTATTTCCTTTTGGATGAAGAAAAGGAATTCCGAATTCATTTAAGCTTTTCATCTGATATTTAGGACAAACATATCCAGTTATTAACGCTAATAATTCTGGACTGCAGTATTCATCAAAAAATTCTCTACCCATATTTACTCCCATAAAAAACCGCCCTTTCGGACGGTTGCAGTTAATTGATATTTTGTGTATAGACTGTTTGGCAAATATGACCGTCATAGTCTTTATTTAAATCTAAGTTATAAGCGGTCCATAACAACGCCACCGCTAAAATAATTCTGAACATAACTTGTCCTTTTGCTTAAATTCAGGGTGTAACAATCCGCCACACGGTAAAGTGCGGTCGGATTTTTCGTTGTTTTATAGAATTTCTAACTGAAAACCCGTTTTTTTAGGGTTGTAGGCTCGAAGATGTTTTAATACGCGCCAGTTATTGCCTTGCTCGCATTTAAATTGTTCCGTAATACGATTCAACACGTTATGTGCCTGACGGAGAGTGCTTCTATATTCGTAAGCAATATCATGAGCCGGTGCGGCATAATACGAGCCAATTTGTTTTAGTGATGGGTGAAGCACTTCGCAAAGTTCTGTGCCACGCAATAAAGCAAACCACGCCCAAACAAGCTGTTGGAGTTCGTACTCAGTAAATTCAAAGGTGAATTTCTTTTCTGGTTCTGGTAAGGCAAGTTGTTGTGGTTGGTTACGGTGCATTGCCAAGAATGCACGCAATACAATTAAGTGGAATTTTGGATCTATCCACATTGCGTAGGAAAGCACTAATTCTTCGCAAACCCAGTACCCGCGAACTGTTAAATCTGATCCTCCGCGAATAATTTTGCTAGCCACCAAATTTGGTGTTTGGGAATTTATTTCTGAAATTAAGTCTTTTGTTTGCTCATTTCGCATAAAACGAAATGGTGAATGTTTATCTGCACCGCCACTTGCTTTATGTAGATCATTTAATGAATAAAGGTTATCAATATTGCGAATTGAATTGTTAAGAATTGTTAAGTTTGACATTTTTTGTACCTTTCGTTTTAGTTTAGTTAGTCGTTCGCTTAGTGGGCGGACGGGCTTCAACTACCAACGAAAGATGGCGGAGCTTATTCCCTTTCGGTGTTTTATTTAGCTCTCTCAACCCGACCATAAACGATCGATACCTAAATTTCAGGTACAAAAAAACCGCTTTTGGACGGGCGGATAACCGTCTTTCGTTTGTAGTACGGTTATCTTAATCCGAAGTATAAGCGGTGTCAATAACACTATGGAAACATTGCACTAATAGTGGCAGTTGCGACTTGTTTGATTACATCAAAGGATAAATCAAGGCTTTTGCTTTGTACGGTGCTTTTTACTTTGTTCCATACGTTGTCGTTACGGATTTTGTCTAGAAATTCGTGTCCTTGCCAAGTCAGGCTTGTTGCTGCAAAATCTTCACTTTCAATACTAGAAATATTCATTGCCTCAATCAAACCTGCATTTTTTAGCAATTTGTAGTGATAGGCAACTGTTATTGAATCATAGCCCTTAATATCACTTGATTCTAGCCAGCTTGTACTATTAGCTTTTTCTTCGAGTTTTATAAGGATTTTACGAACTAAATCCCAGTTTCGTTTCATTGTATTTCTCCTAAATTTTAGGTATAGAATAGTGAATCATTCTAAGCGCAATTTGTCACCTAATAAAAATTTAATCTCAGGTAATGATTTAATTGTTAGATTATAGACGGTTTTGCACTCATTAGAGGAAATTCCATTTGGATATTCTTTTTTGAAGAATGATTCTGCTTTATAAATTCTTTCGTAAAAATCTTCCTCATTAAATTGATCTAATATCATGCCAGAACCAATTCTAATAATTAATTTGCTCTTCTTGTGATAATACATATCAGGCAAAGTTACATAATTCATCAAATCTTTGTGTGTATTTTTCTCACTCATTATAAGCTCCAAAAAAGTGCGGTTGTTTTTTTACTTAGCGGTCATGACATCAACAACTGGTAATTCATTAACCGCACCGCCAGATTGGATTGAGTGAATAATTCGTTCAGGTGTTTCTTTTACAAAGATAGTGCCATCTTCAAATTGAATAGCTGTGTCATTTTCATCTTTAGTGATGGTTTGAATTTGCTCTACGTTGATGAAAATATCTGATTCATCCGTATTAGTTAGTTTGATAAATTTAGCCATGTGGTTCTCCTACATTTGTGCAGCTCGATTTAATCGGGCCATTGTTTGTTGGTGGATATAAATTTGAGTTTCAAATTCACGAAGTGCGGTCAATTTGGGAATTAATTTTTCGTCATTGATCAATGCGTGGTAGCCATCGATCAGACTTTGAATGCGTTTTTTACCGATTCCTTTGCAGTGTTGATATTTCTCTAATCCAACTAATCGCATATCGGCAAAATCATTACAGCCATTTTTACGAAGGATCGTCCAAGTTGCTTTATCTGAGTAAGCTGCTGGATCTATTTCACGTAATGCGGCCATTCCTTCTTCACGCAATGCTTTAATTTCAAATGGGGTTTTGAGCGTTGTTTCAACTTTCTTCCAGGTTAAAAGTTTTTTGATGTAATCATCTGTAAACTCTTTTTTCTCTGGTGAAGCAATAAGGAAAGGGGAGAGTACGTGCTCTTCGTTTACATCGTTTAAAATGGCATTGATATTGTCATTGACGTAATCTGTCATTTCAGGTGCGGTGAATGCAAATTGATTAGCAAGAGATTGATATTCAAATTTTATATAACCTCTTCCAAGTTGATCACGGCAAATAACGCCAAAAACAAAAGACCATGGTCGAGATTTGTTATACATCAGTTCAAAATCTTGTTCAGTGGCCGTTGTTCTGTCTTGTGGAATATTATTTTTTATCCATTCTGTGCCGTCGTTTCCTAATCCAATAACTGAAAGCACAAGAGAGTTGCGACATATTCTGTCGCTCTGCCGTTTTATGTTGGCATTTTTATCGTGCTTTTTACGTGGTTTCTTACTTGTCGCCATAGTTTAAAATCTCAGTTAAGTGTTTAAATTGGGCAAGGTATGCTGATTCGGCTTCATGCGGTTGCCAAAAAAACAATTGCAATATTTGCTGTAGAGACACCGTCCAATTGTGGCCACTCTACGGATGCCGGTGGAAGCAACTGTTCTTTTTCCGTTGCAAGCATAGATAAATCCATAGATTTAATTTCGGGCAATTTTTTATACTCAACATTAAAACGCTGGTGGATTGCTAAATTAAAGCGATCTTCAATATTGCGATAAGGCTCACTTAGCAAGTGTTTGAGTGGAGTAGGAATATCTTTCAAGTATGCTTCTGCTGCATCGTGCAGTAGGAAAAGAAATGCAAGCTCAGGCAATCCCATTTTTTCAAAAATATAGCTGCCAAGTACACAATGCTGCGCTACGCTATAAGGCTCAGCAGTTTGACCAATAAAGCGGTTTTCAAAGCTAAGGTTATGAGCAATATCACGAATATCAATTTCGTTAGGATCTGGCTTGATGTAGTCAATGGTATGGCCATAATAGGTATTAATGCGGTACATAGATTTTTCTCGTTTTAAGTTTAACTTCTTCCAGGTGCATCTTTTGACACCATTCCGCACGGCTTATGCACCAGTGTTTATTTATCTCTTTTCCGGTTAGCTTTGATGCTTTTTTTCCAAAGTTCACAAGCGGATAAATAATTTTTCTTACGTTCTTCCTTAGCGGCAAGTTCGCTGTTGGTCTTAAAAGGTAGTTTCATTTCTATTCCTTATTAATTTCAGCTTGTTTAATAGATACGTAAGCACGAGCCTGTTTTTCGCCTTCTTCGGTTAGATTCTTTTGATACTCACCGTTTTCAGCAATCCACTGCACTCTCGCTCTTTCACGTTCTAGTGCAGGGCTAGTGTATTCTTTTGCATCTGCCGCTAATGCGGTGAGAATAGCCATTGCGGCAACGATGATTGAACAAACTGTTGCAACAGCGTATGTGGTATTTTTAATTAAGTTTGAGAGTTGATTTGGTTTCATGAGTAGCACCTCATATTGTTGGTGGAATTAGGTAAAAAAATCCCCTAGTGCCAAGGTGTAAAGCAACTAGGGGGCTAACCAATTTAAAGTAAGTGTTTTTAAACTAAGGTATGCCGTTTCCAGCTAGAGCCGCTCTCACACCACTTGAACAAAGTGTAAAATTAGTGATGTTTCTACTTGAAAGCGGCTTTAGCTGGTGGCTCCAAAGAACCATTAAGGCACCTTTCTTTATGCTTGCAAGGCTCAAGCTTAGTTTTAGATTTTCATTGTGCCAACACTGACTGAAATGCTTGTTTCTTTTAAAGCAAGCGTGAGCTTATCCGCAAATTCTTGCGCAATAGATTCTTGGATTTGTTCTGCTTTAATCAAACGAGCTACTAGCACTGGCTTATCACCACCCGTAAGGATTGATAAGCGAAGCGTAAATGCTTGGCTATCTAAGCCTTTGTATGTGTGCGTGTTAAACACAAAATATTTCGGTAGTTGTAACTTGCTTTTTGCTTCTACACTTTCCATCGCTGAACGTGATGCAGCAAACTCCCCAACTTCGTGTTCTTCATTTCTAGCATAATCTAAAGTAATTTTACGCACCGCTTGAATTGCTGAAGTGAATGACATTAATTCATCATCTTCACTGTAAGCGGTGATGAAATCGCGCCAATCTTCAAGCCATTCAGAAAATTCACGCTGATCACATTTTTTACCTTGGAAATCACATAGTGCTTTAAATGCCGACGTTTTTTCCATATTTAAAAGTGCGCGATGGTTGGCGTGAAGAGGTTGTTTGAGAGAGCCAATATCAAAGACAATTTCTGCACCAAGATTTTTCTCGTCAATAAAACATTGAGCATTGTCTTGCTGATACTGTGCGGCATAAGCCGTAAAACTATCAAAGTTATATGTTGAAAATACTGCACGAAATTGATTGCGAAATTGATTTTGTGATTCCAACGAATGGATTTTCATATCACTTGGCAGGATAGCGATTGGATAATCGCTTTTCCCTACGTGAACACTAGATAAAACAAGTTCTTTAAGTTGTTGTAAATTTTCGTTCATTTAAAGCTCCTATGCTGCTTTTACAATTTTTAAAGTGCCATTTGGTGTTGGCTCTGGTTTTTCAGGCGTTGCACAAAGTGCACCACCTTTATGTACGTACATTGGTGTCGCAGTAGTATCCTCTTCGGAAGATTTCCCGCGTTTTGTAGGCTTGATATAGCTTAGCTTGTGTTGAATTTGAACGGATGGATTATCGCTATCCATTCTCTTTAACGTAAATTCGACCTTCACTGTGCCTTGCTTGTCATTATTTAAAACACCCAATGCAACCTCTGAAAGAGCTGTGGCGAGTTTATTTTCAAAGATCCCTGCGTCAAGCTCTTCAAGAAACTCGTGAACGTTTGTTTTTGCCATTTTTATTTCTCCTATTTAAATAAGTGTTGTAATGGTTTTACCATTTCAAAGCACACTTGATATTGATGTCTTAACTTCAAATATGCTTTGAAATAAACCGATCCGTGGGCTTGTTACCATTTCCCCGACCGAACTCGTATCCTCTAAGGGATTGCTTAAAGATATAAACAGCGCTGCCATTGACCTGCCAACCACATCACTTCGGTTAAACACGCAGTACAGTTTTCTGCTCTGGGGTTACTCGACTTAAACAGCCGATAATTTATATCCCGCACGAGACCAAGTTTTTAAAGAACGTTTCAAAGTGTTTTGCTTTGTTGTGGTAATTCTACTTAAAGTAGATATTTATGCAACTAAAATTTGCATAAAAGTAGGATTATTTTCTATTTAGAGTAGTATTTATTTGATTTTTAAGTAAAAATATTTTGTTGGCAGGTGTTTGATTGCTTATTTTTTAATCAGTGAATATTGTGATTTGAGATTCTGATCACGGAATAGGTTCTACTTTTTAAGTAGAATGACCGCACTTTATTTAGCTAGTGTCAGCAAATGTATGTGTTTGTTGTTGGTGGAATTATGAATAAATTCATTGTTATAGATATTGAAACTGCAAATCCTGATTTACTTTCAATTTGCCAGGTTGGGATAGTATTTTTTGAGAATGGGGAAGTTGTCCCAAAATGGGAAACGTTGGTTAATCCTCAAGATTATTTTGATCCTATAAATGTTTCCATTCACGGTATCACAGCAAGAGATGTGAGAGATGCGCCTATTCTTAGCGATATTGTTCCAATTATTAAAGAATTCTTTAGTACTAATACTATTTGTTCCTATGGAGCTTTTGATAAAGCGGCAATGAAAAAGATATTTCCTAATCTGCCGAATCAATGGTTAGATATTATGCGTGTAGTGAGACGATGCTGGAGTGATAAATTTGCAGAAAAAGGCTATGGATTGGCAAAAGTCTCAAAACATTTAAAAATCAAACAAGAAAACCATCATAATGCACTAGATGATGCTATTGTTGCTGGTGAAATATTGAATAAAGCTTTGCTCGAAAGTGGAAAACCGCTAGATTACTGGTTGGATAGAGTGGAAAAACCTATTCACGTAGAGTATGACGAAAATGGGCATATTTTACCAAAAATAAAACGGCAAGGTGATCCAAATGGGCCTTTATATGGCGAAGTGGTAGTTTTTACAGGTGAGTTGTCTATACCGAGACAGGATGCAGCTAAAAAAGCCGCTTCTGTTGGTTGTGATGTGGTGGATGGTGTTTCTAAGAAAGTAACATTACTTATCAAAGGAATTCAAGACAAGAGCCGATTAGCTGGAAAGGAATTAAGTAATAAGGAAATAAAAGCGCAAGAGTTAATTTCTAAAGGCCATAATATAAGAATACTATCAGAAAATGACTTTCTGGAATTAGTCAATGAAAACTAATAAAAAACCGCCCGTAGGCGGTTGTTTAATTTAATTTGTTTAATAGATCTTGCATTGTATGGATAGAAACGCCAATCTGGGACTGTATATTAATATGCTCGCTTAATCTTTTTTTCAATTTATTCAAATCTTCTTCAGTGAGTAAATCACTGTTGGCTTGAATTTGTTTTTTTAAATTTTTTATGCTTTTCTTTATATTTTTATTCATTCTAAGTATTTCTGGGCTTGTGCCAAATCGTCCTACAAATAAAGCTACACAGAAACTAAGAATCGGCGTCACTAAGGGGGCTGTAAGGTTAGCTATTTCAACCAAATGGGGAAGATTGGGAGTAATGTAAAATTTTATGATAAGCGAAAGAAAAAGCCCAATTCCTGCGGTATAAGAACCATATTCAAGCATTGAGAAAGGCTTTGTAACTGCATTTTGTTCAGCCATCACTTTCCTCGCTGCGTTTAATTTCTCTTAATTGTTCAATGATAGAATCTCTTGTCGATATTCTTATTGATTTAGAGCCAACCAAATTCCCATTATGATAATGATTGATGGTGATTTTATAATATGGGTTTAAAATACTACCAAGATAAAATGATAAGATTTTTAGTAAACGAGAAAGTACGGGGGTGCATAAAAGCACCCCTATAAACAAAGCTAATTCGTTGATATGCTCAACAAGCAAACTAATTAATCTTTCCATTATCAGAGATAATACGCCGCTCTTCTGGGGCTAAATGATGTTTAACTTTGGTTATAGTATAGTATTCTTTTGTTTCATAACCTAGCATTTTTATTGTTTTGTTCATTGTTACAGTGAACAAATCGCCTTTCTTGAAACTGGCAATGTTCTCATTTATTTTTTTAATAAAATCCTCGTCAGTAATTTCAACCGGGTAAGAGTGATTGCCGTAAGTCATTTCCCACCCTTTACTGCCTTTAAAGCTTACTGTAAGTAGTGCGATTGTTGTTTCTAATATCTCAACCCTTTCTTTTGGATCGTTGATTTTCATCTTTTGAATCGTTCTTATTTCTTCCGGTTCCAACTTAACTAATATCTCTCTGGAGTATTCAGATGAGTCAGGTGTTTTGATGGAATTTCCAGCCAATATTTTAAATGCCGGTTTTATGTTCCCTTCAAGAGGTGAGGACACCAGTGTTTTTATATTCTCACGAATATCTTTATTGGCTAATAACTTAGCTATGTTTTTATCTGATTTGATTTCTTTTCCATCAACACTTAAAGTTGCAACATCACTGTTATCATTGGTATGAATACCAATTACAGTTTCTCCTTTGGTGTCATTAATCGCATCAAATATGGTCTTTCCTAAGTTAGACACACTTTTTCTTGATTTTACGCTGGCGTAACCCAATCCAATGTATGGTAATACATCTATAACCTGTGTGGTCATATTATAAATATCAATTCCAAAAACAACCTCAAGGGAACCTTCTTGTGCTGGTGTTTCTACAAAAACGCCAAGGCTCTTGCGTCTACCCGGATTTAATAACTTATCTGATTTTTCAATCAGATCATGCATTGCTATTATAGCCTTTCCAAGCTCTCTCGCATTCATGCGGTGATTTTCTAAATCTCGACTATCCGAATCATATGATAAAGTAATAAACTCAGTTCTAACTACCTTTCGTTGCTTAGGTTGTTTTTTATTATCCGGCAAACTCTTAGCTTTATCTGTCATATTTTTTCCTTAGGTTAGTTGTTTTATTAAAGATCAACAATATCCAGTGTTAGTTTCTATAGTAATACTGAATACCAAAAAACTTTCCCAAGTACCGATATATCTTTTAGATCAGCTGTTTCGTCTGGGTGTTCTTCGCTGTTATAACTGCGGATTTTCACTTGTTCGTTTGGCATGTTGTAGAGTAGTTTTATGCGCAACAAGCCGCCGTGATTGATAGCGTATATCTTGCCGTCTCTAATGGTTTTATTGCCCAAATCAATCCCCACCGTTGTTCCATCCGGAATAACAGGTTCCATAGAGTTACCGTCAGCAATTACACACACAGCATTTTCAAACTGAACACCTTGTTTTCTTAATGTGGCTTTAGAAAAACGTAATTTAAAATTGTTATAGTCTGCAATGTCATCAGCAAACCCATTACCCGCAGCAAGGCGAACATCTTGATAAAAAGGCACTGCCACTTCATCACTATTTAATGGGGTGTTTCTATCCCACAAATCAAAAGCTCCAAGCTCTTTTATGTTTGATGTGACTTTTGTTTCAGTTGAGTCAGTAGAGCCATATTTCAAATAAGCAGGACTAACTCCAAAGTATTCAGCCATAGATTCAATTTTGTCATCTCTTGGTGTGGCTGTGCCAAGCGTATAACGTCTGGCCATTTCATAGGTTACGCCTAGAGCCTTTTGAAGATCTCCTATTCTTTTATTTTGCTGAGCCATTAATTCATTAATTCGGCTTGCTAAATCTGACATATAACCCCCTTATTTCTACTAAAGGTAGAGAATACGTAAATAAAATAGTTGATTCAATTCTATTTTTAGTAGTAGAATTATGCTACTTAAAATAGAAAAGAGGTTAAGATGCTACCAATCGAAAAAGCTTATGAAATCGTAGGCGGTATTTCTGCCATGGCTCGGCACTTCAATATCACACCTTGGGCAGTATCAAAATGGCGTGAAAAAGTACCAGCTGAACGCTGTGCAAAGATTGAAGAACTTACTAATGGCAAAGTTAAAAAATCCGAATTACGCCCCGATTTGTGGGATTAATTTATCAGTAAAAATCAAAAAGAAAACCATAAAAATAAGGCAAAAATTATGGCAATGAAACAAACCATTATAGAGATGATTGAACAGATACCCGGTGGTAAAAGTGCGGTAGCTGGATTCTTAGGATTTACTGAAAGTGAATTAAATAATCGTCTTTATCAAACAAAGGGCCAACGGTTCAAAAATGAAGAGTTAATCGCTATTCAGCTTGAATATGGTTGCACACAATTTATTGAAGAATTATGCCGTTCCGCTGGTGGACGTTTTGTACCAGATACCTGTGCAGATGATTTAGATGCAGTAGAAATGGCAAATATTCAATTACATGAGTTATCAGCTCGTGGATTGTTATTTGAAGCATTAGAAAGCGCGCTTGCTGATGGTGAGATTACCAGTAGTGAAGAAGATTTGATCCGCAAGTTATTAAATAAACATTTATCTGCAACACAACATTCTATTGAGTGTGTGATTTCACTTAATAAACGGCAATAAAAAACCACGGCTGCCACCGTGGTTAATTACACTCACAAGGAGTTCACAAGATGAATGAATTATTACCGATTAATGATAAAAATGCAAGTGCATTAACAATGAGCAGTCGAGAAATAACAAAACTTGTTAATTCTAGACATAGTGACGTGTGTAAAAGCATTGAAACACTTATTTCAAAAGGTGTTATTGGGGGGTATCAGCCGAAACCGTACACCCACCCACAGAATGGTCAAATCTACTATGAGTATTTTTTGAATAAGCGCGACACTTATATTTTAGTTGCTCAGTTTTCACCGGAATTTACAGCGGCAGTTATTGACCGTTGGCAAGAGTTAGAAAACCAACAAAATCCGACCGCACTTTTACCGCAGAATTATCTTCAAGCCTTAGAGCAGTTGGTGGCATCAGAGAAAGAGAAACAAGCTTTAGCGTTAGAGAACAAAGCGATGAAACCTAAAGCGGACTTTGTGGATCTTTACGTTGATATTGGCACAACAAAATCATTACGCGAAACGGCAAAAATCTTAAATATGCCAGAGAAAGCGATGATTGCTGCACTAGAGCGTGATAAAGCGTTATATCGTCAATCAGGCAATCTTATTCCATATTCAGACAAACAAAGCCGTGGTTTATTTACTGTAAAAACTGGTACAGCAGAGCACGGTCACAACTTTACACAAACTCGCGTGACATCGAAAGGTATTCAATGGATCGCACAACGTTACGCATCGGAGTTAATGCTATGAGCAAATTTATTCCTAATTCTTTTCAGATCCCTAATGCTTTTGTAGATGAAGTGATGTTTGCCCTTTCTGGTAACGCTGTAAAAGCCTATTTGTTGGTGGCTCGTAAAACGACTGGTTGGCAGAAAGAGAGTGATTTTATTTCTATTGATCAATTTAAACAATTCACTGGCATTAACAGAGACAAAACTATCTATGAAATCCTTAAAGAGCTTGAAGAAGTTGGTTTGATTCGTACTGTTAAAACCGCTGGAAGAACGACTGAATTCTATTTAGTGAAAGACCTTCCTAACGTTGAAAATAAACCAGTGGCGAAAAGTGCCACCAGTGGCGAAAAACGCCACCAGTTACAAAAAACGCCACCAGTGGCGAAAAGTGCTACCAGTGGCGAAAAACGCCACCAGTTACAAAAAACGCCACCAGTGGCGGAAAACGCCACCGCCACCCCTGGCGAAAAACGCCACCCTACAAAAACAAATAATAAAACAAATATAAATAACCCCCCTATAGTCCCCCCAGCTGAGCAAGTTGTGTTGGATTATTTGAACATGGCATTGGCAAATCTTGCTGAAGAGCAAGGCGAACGTAAACCGACAGGATACAAGCTCACTGACAAAACAAAACAAGCGATTGGTGCTCGATTGGCTGAATTCGATTTGGGTGTGTGTAAACGTGTGGTGGATTATCTCGTGTCAAAATGGGGCCGTGATCCGAAAATGGTTGAGTATCTCCGACCAAGTACGATTTTCCGTCCAACAAACTTCGGTGAGTATGTTGTCGGCTCAGAACGTTGGGATAACAAGGGCAGACCAGAAATGCGAGACGGTGCTTGGGTGATGGCTGATGGCACGATGTTAAAACCGAAAGGCAGTGCACCAAACCCAGCAAGCAAAAGCACCGATTGGGCAAAGGGCAGACAAATTCAAATTCGTAATCCGCAAGTAGCGGAAAAACTACGCAAAATGGGGATGTTGAAATGAACGTGGCAATCAGACAAGAAAATTGTGTTTCAGGGGTTGATTTAAATACTCATGTTTCAGAATTAGTGAATCAGTTATTTAATCGCTTGTGTGCTTACTGCAACCGTTGGCGCTATAACTACCCAACAGACGAAGCATTGGAAGAAGCGAAGTTTATTTGGATTGAGGAGCTAGTGAATCATGATGTTTTATCTGTGGATATGTTAGAGCGTGGATTAGCAAGAGTTCGAGCAGCAAGAAATGATTATTTCCCGAACCTGTTTGATTTCATCGAATGGTGCAAAATCCCGATGGATTTACCATCAGAAGAAGAATTAGCACAGCGTTTAGCCAGTTTTCAACGTTATGGCATGGCTGATGTAGATAAATTTAAATTCAATTCTACCGTGGAATATTGGTTGATCACTGATTTGTATTGCCGTTGTCGCAGATACACTTGGTCGGTAGAGCAGTTACGCAAAGAAATTAAACAGGCCTTACGCAATATGGCAGACCGTTTAAAAAATGGTGAAGTGTTACCGGAGCCAACAAAACAATTACCATCGCAAGCTACATCAATGCCAGTTTCCAAAACACGCCAAGCAGAGATTATTGCAAGCATTAAAGGATCGTTGCGGGGGCATTAATGCAAGTATTGTTGTTGACACCATATAAACAATCAGACCTTGGTTTAATGATGTTTAGAATTCCGCGCAATGCTGCACAGGTAATGACGAAGAGAATGGTGTTAATGCCAGAGCCTACTGAATTACAACATAAGGAATCTGGTGTAGTTAATTGGCAAGGGGCTATTAGTGAAGAATTTCCACCGTTGGTGGTGGATTTCTTAAAAAATAAGGAAGTGCGGTCAAAATTACTTACAAAAAAAGCGTTGATGAATTTTGTGGGCAGTATTAAGCATTGTCAGTTGAGTGATGGTGAATACTGTCATAAAGAATTAACAATTACTCCGCACTTAGACAGTTTTATTAGAACTTGTTGGCACCACGATACAGAAATGCGCAAGGGAAACTACGATGCAGAAAAAGCAAAGTTGGTGGTGGAACAAAATATAGAGCAAGCAATCATTGCAAAAATCCAAGTGGATTTAAAACATGCTCGTCCTTTAACAGAATCAGATTTAGTGCTGTATTGTTTTAAGAATGGACTTCAACGTTTATTAAGTGATGCGTTATTAAGAAAGGTCTTTAGTGTTAAAAATTACGAACGAGACAATAAAGAAAGTTCTACTCGCTTTGAAGATCCTCTTATTTATCACATGGACCGTTTAGATAAAGCCATTTTAAATTTAAAAGCAGATGATGATCCTCAACTTCAATATATGGCAAGACCAAAGCCACAATATATCCGTTCTGAAAAATGGTTACGTTGGGTAAAAACTCAGCCTTGTGTGTGCTGTGGTAAACAAGCAGATGATCCACATCATTTAATTGGTCATGGTAATGGTGTGATGGGAAGTAAAGCAGATGATTTGGATTGTATTCCGCTTTGCCGAATTCATCACAATGAATTACATCAAAACGTAAAAGCATTTGAAGAAAAGTATGGTTCACAAATAGAGCTTTGGCATAAGTTCTTTTTATACTCCATCAAGATTGGTGCATTAGTGATTGATTAATAGTTTAACAATCAAAAGTGCGGTCTTTTTTAAAGTGAGATTTCCAAGATGACGATAACACTTGAACTACCATTTCCACCTTCTGTTAATACCTATTGGCGCAGAGTAAATGGGAAAACATTAATTAGCGCGAAAGGACGCGCTTATGCAGCACAGGTCGCCTGGATGACAAGACGCTCAGCAAGATTTCCAGCTGGTATTCGTGCTGCAGTAATGGTGGAAGCATTTATGCCGGATAGAAAAATGCGTGATTTGGATAATCTTTTCAAATCATTGTTAGATGCGTTAGTGAAAGCTGGCGTGTTGGTGGACGATAGTGTTATTGATGATTTGCGAATTGTACGCAAATGTGTAGTCAAGGGTGGAAAGGTTTTTGTATCGATTAGTGAGGTGGTAAATGACTTATAGCGTTGAGCGAATTTTAGAAAAATGGGGTAATTGCTGGGGTCGTGATAGAATTGGAACAGAATATCCAAGCGTAACACCAAGCATTCCTGTTTTACCGTCAGCCCCGCGTAAGGCATGGTTAAAACATTTGAGCGATGATGAATGTTTAAAAATTGAGGGCGCAATAATGGCATTGCATCGGGTAGATTTAGCGGCATATCAGGTTACGATGGCGCTATATGTGCAGCAGTTGGGCGAAAAGGATATTACACGCGCGTTGGCAATTTCCCCGGCTAAAATGTATCGCCTGCGTAATCGTGGTATCGGTTTTTTACAAGGAGCCTTTTCTATGTTGAAAATTAAGTATCATTACATCGGATGAAGCACAGCGAGTTCACCTATACCGGCGTTAATGTCAGCCGGAAAGTGCGGTCGATTTTGACCGCATTTTGTCACATTAATATTTTTCACCATTGCCAAAAGAAATCTTTTCATCTATTATTCGATGCAGTTTGAATTAATCAAATTACCGTTCTTTAACAGCGCACAGATTTAGCTGCTCACTCAACTTTTAGTTAGTGGGCTTTTTGTGTTGTTATAGATTTTACTTTTAGAGGAAACTGATATGAAAAAGCCTAAACATACCCGTTGCATTAGCAATTTCTTGTTGGGGTTTGGTTCCGTATTGAATATTGCCCCGGTTGTTTCTGCGTCTTCAACTATTGATACCGATTCAAACGAGTATCAATATTTTGATAATGCGTGGAAAGAAACTGGACAATATTTGCGTAATGCGATTGAAAAAAGAGAGAACGTATAATGTCTTCAAACAAGAAATCACTCAAAGTTAAAGAGAGCGATATTGTTGAGGCAGTAAAGCGCGATCCTACAATTTTGGAAGGAATTTTGGAAATTCCTGAGGCAAGAGAACTCATCATTCAACAACAGAAGATTCATTCAGGCCCATTGCCCGCTCCTGAGGATATTGCGCTTTATAATCAAGTTATAGATAATGGTGCGAACCGAATTATGGCGATGGCGGAAAGATCCCAAGAGTTATCTGATAAACGTTTAGAATATGAGTATTCATTAAAAAAAGAAGATCAGCATAACCAACATTTCGGACAAAAAGCCGGTGTGTGTACTGTGGTTCTTTTTACTGCCTTGTCAGCATATATTGCATATTTAGGTGATACTACCAGTGCGGCATTATTAATGGGGGCGGGATTGGCTTCATTAGTTGCGTCATTTATTGTTGGCAACCATAAAAAATAATTTCTTTTCAAAAGCCTGTTTACAAAGCAGGCTTTTTTCATTATTATTTTTATCAAGGTGTCGAAGCCTGAAACCAAAAGCGGAAGTCCGCGCCCGATAGCATAGCGGTTTTTTTATGCGTAAAATTTGTGATCTCGTTTAGTTTTATTGCCATTAAGACTTAACACGCATAAATCCAATTTCATCTATGCCGAGCGGGTGACTAATACAATACCCGCAAGGGGAATACGTCCAGCTGACTTTTGGCAGCCTTCGAACCGCTCGGCTCCCTCTATGGGTAAATCTCAATATCGAAGAAACACCAAAAGGAGACAGTCTATGTCTAACCAAACCCAACTCTCTACATTCAACTTTGAATCAAATTCTATCCGCACTTTAGTCATTAACAATGAACCTTGGTTTGTTGCTAAGGACGTGTGTGACACGTTAAAAATATCTAACGTAAGCGATGCTTTATTAAAGCTAGATGATGACGAAAAAGCGACTATCGGTTTAACCGACAGTCAGGCTGGAAATGGCGCTCAAAGTATTTCTATCATCAGCGAAAGCGGAATGTACACTTTGATCTTACGCTGCCGTGATGCAGTTAAAAAAGGATCTATTCCACACCGTTTTAGAAAATGGGTTACAGCGGAAGTATTACCTACTATTCGTAAAACAGGAAAGTATGAAGGTAAAACCACGGTAGATGATCGCACAGGCTTACGCAATGCTGTGAATATGTTAGTCAGCAAGAAAGGCTTAATTTATTCCGATGCTTATAATCTTGTTCACCAATACATGAACGTGGAACGCATAGAAGACATTCCCGCCGACAAATTACAAAGTGCGGTTGAATATGTGCATAGAATTGTGCTTGAAGGTGAGCTTATCACTGAACAGAAAAAAGATGAGCTATTCACCCGTGAATTTACAGAACATGACCTCCAACAGCTCGTTTGGGCATGGTTTGTTTTATTACGTGGCATGGAACTTTGCCAAGTGCTTCACCCAGCATTAAAACAAATTGGCTCGCACTATGCTGCACCAGTTCATGACATGGCTTACGAATATCGCAGTACTCTCCGTCATGCCCATAACGTATTAACACGCATTACAGAGCAATTTGAATGCGAGCAAGGCAATAACTGGCGAGTCTTAAAATACCTTAGAGCCTATAACCCTAAAGCAACAGGATTTCAGCTAGACATCCTCTAAAACATCACAAAATCCGACCGCACTTTTGAAAAATTGTGCGAAGAATGGATTTTGCATAAAAATTATAAAAACACTTGATTACTTGCAAGTGAAAGTGTACTATATTCGGTAAATTGCGGTTTTAGCGCATAGCAAACGCACAGAAGAATTTTACAGCCCTGATCGGAAACGGTCGGGGTTTTTTATTATCCAAACACCAAGCTCACGTTAAGGCGTGAGCTTTTTTATTGCCCCGCAAACAAACAGCGAGGTGGAGTATGAGAATGTTAAAAGACGCAGGGAATCAAAGTATTTTTTGGTCTGGCTTTGGCGCATTCTGGGCGATGTATTCATTCCAAGAATGGCTGGCTATTTTTGGTTTAATTATCGGTTTAATCAGTGGTCTCGTTAATATGTACGCTAAATACCAAGAAGGCAAAGCAAGAGAGAACGAAGAACGCAGAGCGGAAGAAATGCATCGAGCGAGAATGAAACTACTAAAACAGGGGCTTGATGATGGTGTTAGGGAAAACTAGAAAGGCGCTTGGTGCCTGTTCCGTTATTGCGGTTATTGGGATTATGTATTCTCAATTTGGCGGAGAGCTAAGATTAAGCCCCGCTGGAGCTGAGATAATTGGTAATGCTGAGGGTTGTATGGCAACTCCATATAAATGCCCAGCTGATGTATTGACTGTTGGTATCGGCTCAACAGAATACTCTGGACAAAAGATAGAGCCTAACAAGAAATACACAAATGAAGAGATCGCATACCGATGGAAAAACGATATCAAACTTGCCGAATCGTGCGTTGATAGATACGCCAATGGCAGAACACTACCACAATCTGTGTTTGATGCTATGGTATCTGTTACGTTTAATAACGGATGCGGTAATCTTAAAAATTCAACAATGTTTCGATTAGTGCGAAACGGTAAATATGTAGACGGATGCAATCAACTTTTACGCTGGGTCTATGCTGACGGACGAAAATTGCAAGGCTTGGTTAAGCGTAGAGAAAAGGAAAGAGCGTTATGTTTAGCAGATTTAAAATCTACTCAATCGTAATCATCGCATTAACCATTTTGGGCTTGTGCGGTTGGATTTGGCGCCAATCAAAGAATATAGATGAACTAAGAGCCGAAAACCAAGTGCAAGCCCAAACCATTAAAAGCCAAGAGCAAGTCAATCAATCTCTAAAAGAGACGATTGAGATAGAACGCCAAGCGGTAGAACAACAGAGAGTAATCCACGATGAAATCAAACAAGCAAGCCAAGACAAAATCCAAGTGGTTAGAAAGATTATTAAGACACAACCTTGCTATAGCACTCGTATTAACAATGACGCTATTGAGCGGTTGCACTAACAAGGTTACTACAAAGACGGAATACATTTATCCGCCACAGGCTTTCTTAGTGCCTTGTGTAAAAACTCCATTTGTGGGTAACACATACGGTGAAGCGGTAGAGCATCTAATCACTGTGATAGCTGAGCGAGATATGTGCGCCAGTCAAATAACAAACATCAACAAGTGGATTGAAAGCACAAAGAACGGTAAATAATCTAAGGTTGATTTATTCTTTTGTGGTAGTAATATTTCATAAGTTAAAAAAGATTAACGGGAATAACAATGTAAGATAATAAACCACACTACGAGAAAGTATATAAAATACCTGGATTAAAGTTGCGACTCTATTTTTTAAGTAAGGCTGCGAATAGAAACTTTGTAGACTTTATTAAGCCTGTGTTGTTGGATATAAGTAAAATTAATAGTGATAATGTTCGTGACTCCGACTTGATCGACCTGTTCATCAAGATTAAAAGTATTTATGAATGGGTAGAGCCAAATAATTGTGAGTTGCCAGAGTTTGAGCATAGAGTGCTATCTAGCCAGTTAAATGATCTGCTCTCTCAAATCGCTGTTTATTTACGTATGGATAAAGACATTCAAATTAATGCAGAAAATAGAACGCTCCTTGTTGATGATATTAAGCAAGGAGTTAAAGAGATAGTCTTTGCGTAGCGAATAATCTTAATGAAAAATAAGGACCGCCAAATAAAGTGCGGTCTTTTTTATTTTAACTGATTGATTTTAAAAATTAAAAGGTACTCCTGAGGGGATACCCCTTTCCACGGGGTTTCGGGCGCGCGGTTTTCGGCAGTTTTTTGAATTTTCAGGCATCATCATCATGTGCTAATTTCGGTTGTTTTTTGTTCTTTCTTTTTTTGGAGTTTTGGTAAAAATGGATAATTTGTTTGATATTAAATTAAACATTAATCAGATTGCCGAAATCTCCGGAATGCACCGCCAGACGGTATCTCAACGGCTTGCTGGGTTAACTCCGACTGTGGGTAGTAATGCTAAATTAAAGCTCTACTCACTGTCGGATTTAATCAGATTGGCGCTGGTGGAAAAGATGTCGGCGGATGTCGATAGTTTAGGTCCGCAAGATCGAAAGGCTTTTTGGCAAGCGGAGAACGAAAGGCTGAAATATGAGCGCGACACAGGCGAGCTAATCCCGTCGTATGAAGTCTCTCAAGAAATGAGCGCGATGGCTAAAGCAGTCGTCCAGACTTTGGAGACATTGCCTGATATTTTAGAGCGTGACTGTGGATTGCCGACAAGTGCGGTAATTAGATTGCAGCAAGAGATAGACGACTTGCGCGATCAGTTATCAGTACACGTCCAAAATTTTGATGATAAATCGGCGGAGAGTGATTAAAAATGTTTGCATCAGCAAAAGACATCCGCCGAGATGTAGCAGGATTAATTAAAGCGCCGCGCCGAATGAAAGTATCGGAAGCGGTGGCAGAATATATGAGAGTGCCGCGCGGTGGCGGAAACTCTGTTAAATGGGATAAAGATACAGTCGGCTATGTTATTGAGCCGATGGACTGCTTAAACTCACGTGAATATGACGCGGTGATTTTTGTCGGCCCAGCGCGTACCGGTAAAACAATCGGCTTGATTGATGGGTGGATCACATACTCCATTATTTGCGATCCATCTGATTTTTTACTGGTGCAGTTGACACAGGAGAAAGCGAGTGAACATAGTCGCAAAAGATTAGACCGTACTTTTAGATGTTCGCCAGAAATCGAAAAGCGGTTAAGTCCGCGTAAGAATGATAACAACGTCCATGACAAATATTTTCGCGCAGGAAATCTGTTAAAAATTGGCTGGCCGTCTATTAACGTGCTGTCATCATCCGATTACAAATACGTTGCATTAACTGATTATGACCGTTGGCCCGATGATGTTGACGGCGAGGGCGATGGATTTAGTTTGGCATCTAAGCGGACGACTACATTTATGAGTGCCGGTATGACGCTTGTAGAGAGTTCGCCGGGCAAGGATATTGTTGATCTCAAGTATCATCCGAAATCGACACATGAAGCCCCGCCAACAACGGGGATTTTGTCATTGTATAACAGAGGTGACAGACGCCGTTTTTACTGGCAATGTCCGCAATGCTCGGAATGGTTTGAGCCGTCTATGGTAAACATGGTCGGCTATCGTGATGATACTGATTTTGTCAAAGCAAGCGAAAAAGCCCGCTTACAGTGTCCGCACTGTCAGAATCTGATTGAGCCGGATTTGAAACGTCGGCTAAATGTTGGCGGAAAATGGCTTAAAGAGGGGCAAACGATAGACAAAAACGGCGTTATCCACGGAGAGGGGCGAAAGTCCCGTATTGCGTCGTTTTGGCTTGAGGGTCCGGCGGCCGCTTATCAAAAGTGGGATCAGTTAATTTATAAATTACTTACTGCTGAGCATGATTACGAGATGACCGGCAGTGAGGAAACGCTAAAAGCAGTAACAAATACTGACTGCGGATTGCCGTACTTGCCGCGCTCGGCGCTTGAACAGCGTCGCAGTGATGAGCTGATGGATCGGCGTGAAGAAACCGAAAAAAGAACGGTGCCTTATGGGTGCCGTTTTTTATTGGCTGCGGTTGACGTACAGGGGGGGCGGAACCGTCGCTTTGTAGTCCAAATTGTTGGCTATGGCGAAAACAGCGAACGATGGCTCATTGATAGATACAATATTAAATCATCAATGCGGAGCAATTCCGACGGAGAAAGCCTCCCGATTGATCCGTCCGCCTACCCTGAGGACTGGGATTTACTCATTAGTGATGTGCTTAATAAGCAATATCGCATTGATGGGCTAGATGGTGGATTTATGCCAATCCTTGCTATGGCTGTTGATAGTGGCGGTGAGGATGGTGTAACGGACAACGCTTATAAGTTTTGGCGTAGATGCAAACGCGATGGATTATCCAAGCGCGTCTATCTCGTCAAAGGTGATAGTACCAAGCGTCAAAAACTTATTACGCGCACTTATCCTGATAACACCTCTCGATCAGACCGGCACGCTAAGGCGCGCGGTGATGTGCCGTTGTATTTACTCCAAACAGATCAGCTCAAAGATCGCATTAGTAATGCATTAAGTCGTGAGACTGTCGGCGCTAACTATATCCATTTTCCATCGTGGCTTGGCGAATGGTTTTTTGATGAGTTGACCTATGAGGAGCGCGGACAAGACGGTAAATGGCGTAAACCGGGCAAAGGCAATAATGAGGCGTTTGACTTATTTTGCTATGCCCATGCAATCGCTATTTTGCGCGGTTATGAGCGTATTAAGTGGGGTGATGAGGATAATGTTCCACACTGGGCAAAACTACCCGAATTAAATCCTGATGTAATCAGAAAAGAGACAACTGCACCAGAAGAAGAAACTGAAAGTGCGGTAGAAATTGAACAAGTTAAACCGCAACCGAAAGCTAAAACAAAAAGTAACTGGTTAAATAGTGGTGGCGGCAAAAAAAGCGGTTGGCTTTAACTCCCAAACAGCCTTAAATCGATAGATACCGAGCCTATGAAAAGGTGGATATGTTGCGGTAATAACTCAAGCCCTGACTAGAGATAGTTGGGGCTTTTTATTATCTAAATTTGGAGATAGAAAATGCAATTGGCAAATCCCGAAAATTTTAAACAGTTTGTACAAAATAAAGGCTCTAAAACTATTACCACATCAGAAACTGTAGCAAAAGTTTTTGGCAAGTTGCACGCTCACGTAATGCGTGATATCCGCGAAATTTTGGAATCTGGAGATGATGAATTTAACCGATCCAATTTTGGATTGGTTGAATACATCGATAAAAAAGGCGAAAAGCGCCCAATGTTTGAGATGACAAAAGACGGTTTTATGTTATTGGTTATGGGATATAAAACCAAAAAAGCAATGGCAATTAAGATTGCTTACATCAAAGCATTTAATTTTATGCAAGATCAATTGCTATCTGGCAACATGACATTGCTTGAGCAATATTACCAAGCCTTGGGTGAGCATAAAGCCGAAAAACAATTAGCAAGCGTTTGTGGTAAAGCATTGAATGAATGGAAAGGTAAAAAGCCGTTGCTTGAAGCAACACTAAAAATCTTTGAAGACAAATTGCAAATTGAGTTACCACTACTTAACTAACCGCACCGTAAAAAGTGCGGTTTTTTTATTGGGGCAAAAATGGCTATCTACGACAGAGACGAGCTAGAAGAAAAAATCCGAGCTCTTGATGAAAAGATCGAAAACGCCCAAAGCCAAGTTAGCTTTAATGGGCGATCGGTATCTTACCAAGTGTCCGAATGGACAAAACAACGTGACCGCTATCAACAAATGCTTAATGAGTTATTGGCGGAAACAAGACAGTACGTTAAACGCCACAGAATCAAATATGCGAGATTTTAAAAAATGGGAATGTTAGATAAAGCGATTGCCGCAATCTCGCCTAAATGGGGCGCGCAGCGAGCAAAAAGTCGTTATGTGATGAATGCGTATGAGGCAGCTATGCCAAGCCGTACACATAAAGCAAAACGCGAAAGCCAAGGCGCTAACGTATCGACCAAACAAAGTGCGGTAAGTTTGCGAGAGCAGGCAAGGGCATTAGACCAAAATCACGACATTGTGATCGGCATCTTGGACAAAATGGAAGAGCGTGTTATCGGCTCAAGAGGTATCCACATTGAGCCGCAACCTCTTAAATTAACTGGTGATGTTGACGAGAAGTTAGCAGAGCAAATCCGAAAAAAATGGGCGGAATGGTCTGTGCGGCCAGAGGTCACCGGACAATTTACCAGACCAGAATTGGAGCGGATGTTGTTGCGCACTTGGTTACGAGATGGAGAGGTATTTATCCAGCTTGTGCGTGGTAGTGTAGCTGGACTAAATCATAGCACTGACATTGCATTTAGTCTTGAGGCATTAGAGCCAGACTTTGTGCCTATGTGGCAGTCTGATACATCTAATGTGATCCAAGGTATAGAGATTAACGCTTGGCGCCGTCCTGTGTCTTACCGCGTTTACATGGACAACCCGCAGGAAAACAACCGCACTTACGGGCGAGTTAAATCAGTGCCGGCAGAAAATATGCTGCACCTTGCGTTTAAAAAACGGATGCACCAGTTGCGTGGCGTATCAATGTTGCACGGTGTAATTGTCCGCCTTGCCGACCTCAAAGATTACGAGGAGAGCGAACGAGTAGCCGCGCGAATTGCTGCAGCCTTTACGATGTATATCAAAAAAGGTGATGCCGCACTCTACGGAGATAATGATGATTATGGAGCAGACAGTCCGGAGAGAGATTTTGAGATTGCCCCCGGGGCAATCATTGATGATTTAAAACCTGGTGAGGACATCGGGTTAATCAACTCAAACCGACCAAACGTTAACCTTGAAACCTTTAGAAACGGACAATTAAGAGCAACGGCGGCTGGTACTCGCTCCAGTTACTCAAGTATTGCTAGAGACTACAACGGCACCTACTCAAGCCAAAGACAAGAATTAGTTGAGAGCTTTGAGGGGTACGCAGTTTTACAAGATACCTTTGTCGCCCATATATCCCGCCCAATTTACCGAGAATGGCTAAAAATGGCGATTGTTAGCGGTGAAATTGATGTGCCAGTCGATATAGACCAAGCATCACTTTACAACGCAGTTTATAGCGGGCCAGTTATGCCATGGATTGACCCAATGAAAGAGGCTCAATCTTGGAAAGAGCGCATTAAAGGTGGATTGGCAACCGAAAGCCAAGCAGTGCGGGCAAGTGGTAGCAACCCAGCAGAAGTTAAACGCAGACGAAGAGTTGAGGTTGAGGAAAACCGCAAATTCGGTCTTAAGTTTGACACAGATTTAACTAATACAGGTACAACAAATGCGAAAACAGAAAATGATTTTAGCACCAGTAGCGATGACAGCGAGCGTAACAAAGACGAATAACCAGTCTTGGTACTCAATCAAAGCCAAAGCCAACGATACGGCAGAGATCTCGATTTACGATGAGATCGGATATTGGGGAGTTACAGCTAAGAGTTTTTCAAAAGATCTAAAAGCGCTTGGCAACAACCTCAAACAAATCAATCTACACATCCACTCCCCGGGCGGCGATGTTTTTGACGGGATCGCTATTTACAACTTGCTAAAAAATCACCCGGCAAATGTGACAGTTTACATTGACGGGTTAGCAGCAAGTATGGCGAGCGTTATTGCAATGGCTGGCAATGAGGTAATCATGCCTGAAAACGCAATGATGATGATCCATAAACCTTGGGGAATCCAAGGTGGCGACGCAGAGGATATGCGCAAGTATGCCGACTTATTAGATAAGGTCGAAAATACGCTAATCCCCGCTTACGCAAACAAAACAGGAAAAACACCTGAAGAATTAGCAGAAATGCTATCAGCAGAAACTTGGCTCAACGGTAAAGAGTGTGTTGAGCAAGGATTTGCCGACAAATTAGCCGAACCACTTGTGGCGATGGCATCACGAAAATTAGAGGACTTTGAAAATATGCCAAAAGCAATGAAAGACATGTTGTTTAAGCCACAAGGCAACGCTGGTGCAACCGCACCACAAGCAACACCAACTCCTGCACCAACAGCACCAGTTAATCAATCATCAACTGTGCCAGTAGATAATACAGCTCAAGTACAGGCCGAGTTAAACAAACGCAATGCAGATATTAAAGCGGTATTTGCACCGTTTGGCTCAACTCACGACTCATTGTTGGTTGAGTGCTTGGGTGATTTATCAATTACCGCAGAGCAAGCCAAAGATAAATTATTAGCAAAACTTGGTGCAGGTACAACCCCAAGCGCAACCGCAACTCCTTATGCTGGTAACGGTAACATCGTTGGCGACAGCGTGAAACAATCTTTGTTAGCGCGAGCCGGTATCGACAAAGACAAAGCAGACGCCAAAGACAACGCCTACAATGCAATGACCTTGCGTGAACTTGCTCGTGCGTCATTGGTCGATCGCGGCATTAGCGTTGCGGGTCAAAATGCAATGGGTATGGTTGGCTTGGCATTTGCCCACTCAAGCTCTGACTTTGGTCAAATCTTAATTGATGTGGCGCACAAATCCTTGCTTAAAGGCTGGGAAACCGCAGCGGAAAACTTTGATCAGTTTACCTCTCGCGGCACATTAACCGACTTCCGCGCGGCTAAACGCGTTGGTTTAGGTGACTTTGGCTACTTGCCTCAAGTTGGTGAGGGTGAGGAGTACACCTACGGCACAATCGGCGATGAGGGCGCTAGCGTTGCATTAGCGACTTACGGGCAATTATTTAGCATTACCCGTCAAGCAATCCTTAATGACGACATGCACTTGTTGACAAAAATCCCTGAAAAAATGGGACAAGCGGCACGTGCAACAATCGCTAAGTTAGTGTTTGCGTTATTAACTGGTAACGCTAAAGCACAAGACGGTAAAGCATTATTTGATGCATCTCACAAAAATACAATCACTAATGCTGTGTTAGACCTTGCCAACGTCGACAAAGGTATCCAGCTAATGAATGGCTTTGTTAATGCGCGCGGTGAGCCGTTAGCGATTGAGCCTGAATTTATGCTGTTGCCTACATCAATGTATACGCGCGGTTTACAGTTGATCAAGTCAGCAAGTGTTGAGGGTGCCGACGCTAACTCTGGTATCATCAATCCATTACGCGACATTGTAACTCCGGTTAAATCTGCTCGCTTACAGGCTGCCGACGAAAAATCTTGGTACTTAATCAATAAAGAAGCGATTGAAGTTTCTTACCTTGACGGCATTGATACACCATACATTGAGCAACAAAACGGCTTTACCGTTGATGGCGTGTCAACCAAAGTCCGTATTGATGCTGGCGTTAATGTAATTGACTACCGAGGCATTGTTAAAGTTACAAATAAGTAACTTTGAACCTATTAAATAGTGACCGCGCTTTTAAACAAGGTGCGGTTTTTTATTAAATAAATCATAGGATTAATTGAATATGGCTAAAAATTATGTACAAGACGGAAGCACCGTGCGCTTTACCGCTACTGCTAATGTAAAAAGTGGTGATGTGGTGCTTTTAGAAAATCTTGCCACAATCGCAGTATCTGATGTTGCTCAAGGTGGTGTTGGCGTTGGTTTAACTACGGGTGTATTTACCGTCAAAGCAAAAGCGGCAGATGACATTAAACAAGGTGCGATCGTTTATTGGTCTGCGGCTGATGGTGCAACAACTACCGCAGGTAGTAATAAACGCTTAGGTGTTGCGTGGCGCGCAAGCGGTGCATCTGTGGATACCGTAGATGTCAAGATCAACGCTTAGTCCATTTGATGTAGCAATCGCACAGGCGGACAAAGTCATATCAGATGTGATGATGTCCGTCTATGTCATCAATGGAAAAAAATACAAAGCGGTGCTTGATGAGACGCCAAAGGTGATGGGTGGAAATTATAGCGATGATTACTTAATCAACGGTACGACTCGCACGCTAACACTTTTTCGTTCGTCTGGCTATAAACCGAAACTTGGCGATGTTATCACAGCATTTAATGCGAAATATGTCGTCCGTGGTTTTAGTTTTGAGGATGGCAAGATTGTATTGCAGTTGGAGTAAATGTGACGTCTAAGATCGAGGGATTGGCGATATTACAGGCTAATTTTGAAAAATTAGCTAGTCAATCTGTACCTAAATGTGTGGCTAAAAGCATTAATAAAGTAGCGCGAAATGCTATTAAAAACGGAACAAAAGCCGTATCAAAAGAGGTTAAAGCGCCAGTAAAATTAATTAAAAAGCGAGTCCAGCTAACTAAAAAAGCCACACTTCGGAGACCTGTTGCAAAGATACGTGTAAACCGTGGAAACTTGCCTTTAATTCGGTTGCTAGAAAGCTCTAGATATCGGATTAATATAGGACTGGGGCAGGTTAAAATCGGGCAACATAGAGTCCAGAGAGGTTTTATTCAAACCCTCTCAAGCGGACGAAAGCAGGTGATGCAGCGCAGAGGGAAATCTCGCTATCCTATTGACGTGGTAAAAATACCGCTTGCTACACCCTTAACCAATGCGTTTAACCGCGAACTGAAGAATTATTCAGATCAGGTGAAAGTTGAACTATCGAAAGAATTGAGCGCTGTTTTTCGAAAATAAGGAGGAGGCGGTGAAAATCCATAAAAAAATTAGACATCAAATCTTTAATTCGCTCAATACTAACATTATAGGTGTTGAGAATTATTATTCTGGTCGCCCTTTGTTTATTGATATAGATCAAGAGACATCGGCAATCGCGATATCTATTGATGATATCTCTTGTGAGCAAATAGATCTTTGTCACCGCGAATATACTGCAACCTTGAACATCTCAACTTACCTAAAAACCGCTGTAGGCGATGATGAGCTAGACGATATCGCTGAGCAAATTAAACAACTACTGGATAGCGCTATAGCGAGTGATGAGCTAGCTGAAACTATCCAAGAAATTTATTTAATGAGCTATGAATATGAGCAAGACGCAACAAATCGCACATGGTTTGTCTCCAGCCTTAAATACCAAATTAAATACGAGGACTAAATATGGCAACACAAACAACCCCTTTTCAGGGTACTAAGTTTTACTTAGGCGTTGGCTACGATACAGAAAAAGCTATTTCAAACTGTACTGTTACGCCAAATGCCACAATTACCGCAACGGGTAATGGCTTAAAAGCTGGTGATTTTATCCGAATCACAGGCTTGGGGGCATTAGATGGCTGTTATCCTGTTAAATCTGTTTCTACTGACACAGTAACACTTGCTGATGAAGTGGATTGGAAAGGTTTTGATAAACCGACATCATTCGCTGGTGCGAAAGTTTCAAAAATCCAACTATCAAGCAATTTCTGTGCGATTAAACAGATTGATGGTGACGGCGACACATTGGGCGAAACAGACATCACCACAATGTGTTCAGAGGGTACAGAAACAGAAGCAGGCGAAATTGAATACGGTTCAATTAAGCTCTCTTTCTACTACGCTCCAGCGACAGATATGCAGAAAGATTTGCGTAAAAAATTCTACGATAAAGAAACGTTCCCTTGGTTAATGGTTTTGAAAAACAATCAAGGTGCTTTATATGGAACAGGCTTTATTCAAACCTCACCAAACTTCAGTGGTGAAGTGAAAGGTAAATTTGAATCAGGTGTAACCATTAAAAAAGCGAAACGTGATTATTTTTTACCTACAACAGCGTAAATAACAAAGCCGAGAGTTAATCCTCTCGGTTTTCTTTTCTAAGGTGGAACGAATGAATTTAAGAGATAAACTTTTATCACACAAACCAAAAGTTAAACCAGTGGAAATTTTAGGTGATACCTATTACATCCGTGAGTTTACCGTTGGCGAAATGAACAAAGCCTTATACGGACAACAACAAGAATTAGTTCGCATTGCTGAAAGTCAAGGTATTACACTTGATTTTAGTGATGAAGATACATTAACCGAGCAATTAGCCAAAGTTTACGACAAGCACAAATTAACTCGCACAATCGCAATGCGTTTATGTGATGAAAACGGTGTAAACCTATTCAATGCCGAAGATGAAAACGATTTAGCGCAGTTAGCGCAGTTAGATAAAGCGGTTATTGAGCAACTTAATCAAGCTATTATGGACGGTGAACCAAAAAACTCACCAGCCGAAGAAAGTTCCAAATAAACCTGTCACTTTCTCTCGGTAAAACGCTAGAAGAAATTGAGCATATGCCTGAAAGTCATTTACAGGAATACCGCCTATTTTACGAAGAGCAACCGTTCGGGTTATGGCGTGATGATTATCGTTCAGCTCAAATTTCGCACGTTTTAGCAATGGTAAATCGTGATCCGAAAGGCAAACCGCCAGAGCTATCAGATTTTATGCCTTTCTACAAGGAGCGGAAAGAAGAGTTTGATGACGGTTCTGCTGAATACTTGGCAAATAGATAACTGGAGTAAAAATGGCAGGCTTATTAGGACACTTAGAAATCCAGCTTGAGTTAGATCAGGTTAAATTCCAAAGTGGTATCAATAACGCACAAGGCAGAGTAAAACGCTTTACCGATACCACTGCCAAACAATTAAACAATATTGAGCGGTCAATAAACTCGCTCAATCGTGTATATGCGAACCTTTTCAAGGCTGGTATAGCTGGGTTTGGTGTAAATCAATTAAAAGGTTTTGCCGATGGATATACAGAAATTCAAAACAAACTCAGATTGGTCGAAAGCGCGTCAATCAGTAGCTCTAAAGGCTTAAATAACGTTTTTGATATTGCGTTAAAAACAAACCAAAGCATTAATGCGACCTCTGGTGTTTATCAACGATTTGCTCAAAATGCCGAAACATTAAAGATTAGTCAGACGCAGATTGCCAGTTTAACAGAAACGGTATCAAAAGCGGTTGCAGTATCTGGTGCAAGTGCAGGTGCGGCAGATGCAGCATTGACACAGTTTGGGCAAGCTCTCGGGAGTGGTATTTTACGGGGTGATGAATTCAACTCTGTAATGGAGCAAACCCCTGCATTAGCTAAAGCGATTGCAACAGGTTTAGGTGTTACCACTGGCGAACTTAGAAATATGGCGAAAGAGGGCAAACTAACGATGGACGTTCTTGTTCCAGCGTTAGAACGAGCCAAAGAGTCCGTTGACGACCAGTTTAACACTCGTATTCTTACCATTTCCGCAGCCTTTGAAAATCTAAACACTTCTGCGATTAAATGGATTGGTGAGTTAGATAAATCCACAGGTGCGAGCGAGGCATTTGCCAAGGCTATCAACGAAATAGCCAATCACTTAACCGTAGTAGCAAGCCTTGCAGCAGGTGCAGGTGTAATTTGGAGCGTTGGAAAAATTCGCACTTGGATTGCAGCAAGCATTCAAGCCTCTGCCGCTATGTCAGCACAAGCCGCAGCAACGAGAAACCTATCTGCCGCACAACAAGCTCTAACCGCAACAGGTAAAGGGCTTGGTGGTGCGTTAGGTTTTGTTGGTGGCCCACTTGGCTTATTAACTCTCGGCTTGTCAGCAGGTGTTGGCGTATTTCTTGATTATCAACAAAAAACAGAATCCGCTCGACAAGAATTACTATCTTTTGCTGATAGTTTAGATGTAACGACTGGCAAATTAGCCAATACATCAGCCGCAGTCCTCGATGGAATGAAAGCTAAATTAGAGCAATCAATCAGTGCGCAAAAGGACGAAATTAAGCGATTAGAAGAAGAGTATGAAAAGCTCAATAGAATAATCGAGCAAGGTAAACAAATCGCACAGCAAAGCGGAAAAACTGAAGATACAGCGTATCTAGAAGCATTGGCGAAAGCAACACAAGATTTAGCGATTAAAAAGGCTGAGCTTGCGAAAGCTAACGAAAAGCTAACTAAATCTGAAGATGATTTGAAAACAATCATCGGTCAAGTGCCTATTTCTGAATTTAACGACAAGATAAGAAGTTTACTCCCATCATTAGATAGCTCAAAAGTTAATATTGACGCAGTCGGCTTTTCTCTTGAAGAATTGAATCGTATTTTTCCAAGCGCTGAAAGCGGTGCTGCATCTGTTACAAGTGCAGTTGAGCGAATGGGTGCGATGGCCATCTTGGTAGCTAGCCAGTTTAATGCATTAGGTTTTAGTGTTCAAAATGCTTTAAGTGATAAGGCGACCAAGTTAATCGAGCGAAACAATCGCCAAATTGCAATCAACAAAGAAACCGACCAAGCCAAGAAACGCAGATTACAAGCGGAAGATAACGCATTAAATAGTGGATTTGAAAAAGATTCCGCTGATTTTTCTGCGGTTGTTGATAGTAATTTTGCCTTGTTGGGTTCTCAAGCTGAGATTAAAGCAGCTAAAAAAGCTAAAAAATCTGGTGGCTCTAAAGTTGATTATGTGAAACAGTTCACAGACCAACTAAGCGAGATGGAACGCAGACTTTCAGAAATCAGGGCAAATGCTCAAGATATTTCTGTATTCGGTCAGGTTAGCCAATATCAAGAGCTTAACAAAATCACTCAAGACATCGCAGCGAATGGCGAGAAATACGCTCATTTTGGTGCAGATGGTTTAGCTAAGCTTAAAGATATGGCTGCTCAAATTAATGCAGCACAACAAAGTGTTGCGATTGCTCAATTTGCCTATGACAACGGTGAAAAACTGCGAGAAATGCAATTCGAGCTTGAGTTGCTTGGTAAAACAAGAAAAGAGCAAGAATTACTCCGATACAATCATCAATTAGATATTGACGCAGCTCGACTGAAAGTTGGAATGTCGCAAGAGAATATTGCTAAGCTTGATGAGGAAATCGCAAAACTAAAAGAGCGTGTGGCGGTTATTAAAGAAACCGAAAATCAACTGAAATCAAGTTCAATCGCAGGGATTAAAGATGGGATAAGCCAAATCCAAGATAACTTTGGTAATATGGCTGCGAATATGTCGCAGGTTACTCAAAATGCCTTTAACGGTATGGCTGACGCTTTAACCGATCTTGTTGTGACCGGCAAAGCAGATTTCCGCTCTCTAGCACAATCAATTTTGAGAGATATTTCATCAATGATTGTGAAAATGATGATTTTCAATGCTATCAGAGCTGCGACAGGATACTCAGAAGGCGGTTATGTTGGTTTTGCTAGTGGTGGTTATACTGGAGATGGTGGAAAGTACACTCCTGCTGGAGTGGTGCATCGTGGCGAATACGTTATTACTAAAGAAGCGACATCAAGATTAGGGATTGGATTTTTAAATCACCTTAATTATGGTCGTGGATATGCTAGTGGTGGAGCGGTAGGCTCTATTCCGTCAACTGGTTACAAACCTATGACCAGTGGAAGTATTTCCGTTAAGGTCATCAATAATGGCGAACCAGTAAATGCTAACGTTGAACAAAGACAACGAAATGGCGAAACCGAAATTACAGTAGAATTAATCCGTCAGATAGCAAGAAGAGAAACAAACGGCATCATCTCAAATAATATGCGTTCTGGTGGCGTATTCGCTTAGAGGTAAATATGGAAACATTTAAATGGTGCGTTAGACCGGAATTTCAGATTGACAGCGAACCAAAAGTAAACTCGATTGAATTTGGCGATGGATACACTCAGCGCCAATTACAGGGCATTAATAGTTTGCTTCGTTCTTATTCGGTGGAAGTTAAGGTTAAAAACAAAGACCGCCTAGAAGTGGATGAATTTTTTAAAAAGCACAAAGGAATTCATCCTTTTCTCTTTAAAGACCCGTTCACTGGTAAGAATATCAAGGTTGTTTGCAGTAAATGGCCTGCGAAGATGAGCTTAAACTTCACGGAGTTTAGTTGTAGTTTTGTTGAGGTGCCGTAATGCCACAAGCAATTAGCAATCAATTCAAATTAGACCTAGCCAAACTAGAGCAAAATGCACTCATTGAGCTGTTTGAGGTCGATTTAAGACCGCTACGAGATAGTGACGGAATTAGTGGTGAATTATACCGTTTTTATGCCGGCACCAACGAAAAATCGCAACCCATTGTATGGCAAGGCAAGACTTATGAGCCATTTGCGGTTAAAGCAGACGGGTTTGAAATGTCAGGCGGTGGCCCAAGCAACCGACCAACGCTAACTCTAGGGAATGCGGGTGGATTTATTACCGCACTTTGTAATCGCTTTGAGCAGTGTTTAGGTGGTGTTGTTAGACGAAGATTGGTCTATATGCACTATCTCGATGCGGTCAATTTCGAGAGTGGTAATAAGCAAGCAGATCCGTCACAGGAAGTATTGAGCTATTTCTTGATCGAACAATTATCCTCGCTTAACCGAGATGTAGCTCAATTTACTTTAGCTTTGCCGTCAGAGACTGATAACGCATTGATTGGACGAATGATTACTTCGACTTGCAGTTGGTTATATCGAGGTGTTGAGTGCGGATATACAGGGCGAGCGGTGGCGGACGAAAAAGACCAGCCAACCACTGACCCACAAAAGGATAAATGCAGTGGTTTATTGACTGGCTGTAAGCTGCGGAACAACACGCACAACTATGGCGGATTTGTTAGCGTTGATAAGTTGGGGTAAGCGATGGACGGTAAACTACACAGCGAGATAATCAAATACTCAAAATCAAAAGAACCACAGGAAAGCTGTGGTTTTGTTGTTTTAATGGGTAATGAAAAAGTTTTTATGCCTTGCGAGAACGTGGCAGAAGATAAAGAGAACCACTTTGAAATCTCACCAGAAGATTACATTGCAGTAAGCGATAAAGGCGAGATTGTGGCGTTGGTCCACTCACACCCACAAGGCGAGCCAAAACTGTCTCAATCAGACTTACAAACTCAACTCTATAGCCAGTTAGATTTTTGGCTGGTGTGCGATGAGCAAATTCATATCTTTCCGAAAATTCCATTTTTAATTGGTCGAGAATTCAAACACGGTGAAATTGATTGCTACACGTTATTTAGAGATTTTTACCGCTTATCTGGTTGTAACTTGCCCGATTTCGAGCGTAAAGATTACTGGTGGGAAGATGGCAAAAATCTCTATTTAGACAACATCGAGAAACAAGGATTTGAGCAAGTCAAAGAGCCGCAAATTGGCGATGTGATTTTAATTAGTGTAGGTGCGAATGTGCCAAATCACGCTGTGATTTACGTAGGCGAACAGATGGTATTACATCACGCGCCAAAACGATTATCTAAGCGTGATTTGTACGATGGTTATTGGCTCAAACACACGCATAGTATTTGGAGATGCAAAGAATGGTCAACGTTAGATTTTACGGTTCCCTTAAACAGTTTGGAGCTCAATTTAGGCTAGATTGCAAAACGCCAGCCGAAGTTATTCAGGCTTTAACAAGTCAAATTCCGAAGTTAAGACAATTCATTCAGCAAGGATTGTTTACCGTAAGGGTCGGTCGAGATTACTTAGATAATCGCTATCTCGAGCAAGGGCTGAACCAAAGCTTAAAAGATGATGCAACAGTGCATTTTACGCCAGTCTTAAAAGGCTCAAAGAGAGCAGGTTTATTTCAAACGATAGTCGGTGCCGTGATGGTTGTAGTTGGTGCTTTCACTTCTTGGGCTGGCGGTACGATGTTAATTGCAGGTGGTATTGGCTTAATGGCTGGTGGTGTGGCTCAAATGCTTACAAAAATGCCATCCATGAAAACGGGCAAAGAGACGGAAAAGAAACAATCAACAAGTTTTTCAAATCTTTCAAATATGGCTGCGCAAGGTCGTCCTGTTCCGCTTGCTTATGGACGAATTAGAGTCGGGTCATTAATTATCTCGCAGGGCATAGAGACTATGGACGTCGATAGAGAGCCAGCCTTGTCAGATCGAGGAAACAAAATAGGCGGCGATGGCAGCGGCAATAACGGCAATAACGGCAATAACGGAATCGGCGACAAAAATAGATACCGAGATAAGAGCGGCAAAATTTATCCTTGGTTAGAGGCGTGGGAGTAGAAAATGGGTAAAGGTGGTGGTGGCGGACATACGCCAGTTGAGGCAAAAGAAACTGGCCGCAGTAAGCAACTTGTAAAGATTGTCGAGATTCTTTCCGATGGCGAGGTAGCAGGATTGGCAAACGGTATGCAATCCGTTTATCTAGACAATACACCAGTTCAAAATAGTAATAATTCATACAATTTTAAAAACTTTTCTTTGCAGGGACGAGTAGGTAGTCAAGTCCAAGGCGTACTAGGTGGGTTTAATACTTCCGAAAAAGAGGTTTCTGTTGGCGCTCAAGTTAAAAACAATCTACCAATTACAAGAACAATCACGGATAGTAAGGTTTCAAGATTAAGATTCACTATTGGCGTTCAGTCTCTATCAAGCGTAGAGGAAAATGGGGACATTAAAGAAACTGAAGTTAATCTTGCGATTACTATTGGTGGCACAGTTTACCCTGTAACAATCTTTGGTAAGTATAGTTCACAATATCTTCAACAGCATACATTTAAAAACTTACCGCCAGTTCCGTTTACTATCAAGGTTGAGCGACTAACAGCAGATAGTAATTCTCAAAGACTTCAAAATAACACAGTGTGGTCTAGTTACACAGAGGTTATTGATACCGAGTTTACATATCCAAACACTGCTTTGGTTGGGGTTAAATTTGACTCTGAATACTTTGGAAATATCCCTAATAGAACCTATGACTTGTTGGGAATTAAAGTAAAAATCCCTAGTAACTACAACCCAAGAACAAGACAGTATTCAGGCGTTTGGGACGGTACTTTTAAAGTGGATTGGACGGATAACCCTGCTTGGGTGTTGTTCGATATTGTCACCAATAAACGTTACGGATTAGGTAATCGACTAGGCGAGTTCGGCGCTGATAAATGGACTTTATACCAAGTTGCACAATATTGCGACCAGCTCGTTCCTGATGGTTTTGGCGGTATGGAGCCTAGATTTACCTGTAATGCGTGGTTAACAGAGCAGCGTTCTGCATATGATGTGATTAATGACATCTGCTCAATTTTCAGAGCAATGCCAGTTTGGAACGGTCAGCGACTAACTGTTGTAATGGATAGGCCAGCAGATCCAGTTTGGACTTACACAAACGCAAACGTGGATGAAAGCGGATTTAATTATACGTTCTCGGCAAAAAAATCTCGCCATAACGCAATTCAGGTTGAATACGCAGACAAAGATAACTCTTATGAAAGAGCGATTGAGTATGTTTCTGACGATGAGTCAATCCGCAAGAATGGATTGAACGTTAAGAAAATCACCGCCTTTGGTTGTACATCTAGGGGTCAAGCGCACCGCACTGGATTGTGGTTGTTGCAAACAGAGAAACTCGAGACTAAGACAGTCACCTTTACAGTCGGTGCAGAGGGCTTAATGCACGTGCCTGGTGACATTATCAAAGTCGCTGATACGTATTTCGCAGGCACAAATATTGGCGGTCGAGTTTTAGCGATTGACGGTAAAAAAGTTACTTTAGACCGAGAAATTTCCGTTAATGGTAATAGCTATTTTAGCTACATCAATCAAAATGCTAAACACCAAGACATTAAGATTATTTCTGCGAAAGGTGCGGAAGTTACTTTAGACCAAGCTCCAGCAGGTTTAGAGGCTTATGGTGTATGGTCGTTATCTACTCAACAGGTAACAAGCCAGTTATTTAAGGCTCTATCTGTTAAAGAAGAGTCGAAAGGCAAATACACAATCACGGCTTTACAGCACGAGCCACAGAAAGAGGCGATTGTTGATAACGGTGCGAAGTTTGAGCCTAAATCCACATCAATTCTAAGCGCTCCGCAGATTAGCAATATTGGTGTTATAACTAACCCAGATGGGAGTGTTAGCTTTGCTACTGATATTACAGGTGGCAATGGATTAGTTAAGTACGACATTAAAATCTATAAAGATGGTGCTTTATATGATGTTCGTTTAGGTCAATCATCGCCAAATATCAGTTTTGATGACTTGGAAAATGGTGAATATACAGTCGTTATCCAAATCAAAAACGAGAAAGGCCAGTTATTAGGTGAAAGAACTCAAACCTTTACTATTGATAAACCGCCAGCGCCAACAGGAGTGATAGTTAGTGGTGGACTAGGAAACATCACAATCGAATGGGATTGGATTGATGAAGCAACATCTACCGAGATTTTTGTTAGTGAAACAAATGATATTAAAACTGCTAAACGGTTAGCGAAAGTTAATTCAAGAACTTACACGCACGAAGTAGGCGCTAAACAGGTTAGATATTACTGGCTAAGACATACTAGAGGTGTGAATATTGGTCCATTTAATCAACGGACTGGTATTCGGGGTGAAAGCTCGGTCGATATTGACGCAGAGTTAGAGATTTTAAACGAAAAACTCTCTCAAAATATCGCTGACAAGGTAATTGATACAGCATTACCTGCTCGTAACCTTGAATTAATCAAAACCGTAAGTGAGCTAAACACTGGTAAATTCATCGGACACAACCAAGTTTACAACACTAAAGACGGCAAGCTGTATATTTGGAATGGTCGAGAATACACAACCAAAGTACAAGCTAGTGACTTAAGCGGGAAAATAAACAAAAGCCAAATAGACAATGCTTTAATTGGTGAAATTAACTCAGCGAAATCAACCGCCGACACTGCTAACTCAGTGGCTCAACAAGCTAAGTCTGAAACGGCATCTCTTTCTGCTCAAATCCAGTCAGAGGCTAATGCTCGTGGAACTGCAATCACACAGCTACAGAATGTTGATAAGCAGCAAGCACAGCAAATCACGGCTTTAACCGCTAAAGCCGAAAGCGCCTTATCTGGGTTAGAGGCTGAAAAGACTGCTCGAGCAAATGGTGACAAAGCAGAGGCGAAAGTAAGAGAAACCTTAACCGCTAAAGTTAATAATGCCGAAAGTGCGATTAATGAAATTAAATCCACGAAGGCAAACAAAAACGAAGTAGCAAGTCTAGCCCAATCGTCACTACAAGCAATTTGGAAAAATGATGCGAAGGCTGAATTTAACAAGCTATCCATTGGTGGTCGCAACTTAATCCGAAACAGTGGTACGCCTATCACAAGCAGTAATTACGGACAGCGTTATGCTATCACGGAAGCTCCTGCTGTTGGTGATGATGTTGTTGTTACGTTATACGGTGAACTTGGCGCAGACCGCACGGGAATTGGCGTTTTTAATTCCAGGGGGTATGGAGAGCTATTAACCATTAGCAAAATTGCTGACGGTGTTTATCAAGGAAAAGGCAAGTGGGCTTTAGCTACCGGCGGTACAAATGACGGTGATTATGCAGACAACACGCATTTAAATCTATATTTTTATCCAAGTAGTGCCAATTCCGAATACACAATCAATAAGATTAAGTTTGAGCGTGGTACGGTTGCAACAGACTGGACGCCAGCACCAGAAGATACAGAAAGCAGTATTGCTAATGTGTCAGCGGAATTAACCAATTACCAAAAAGCAACAGCCGAAAAAGACAAGGCTCAAGCACAGCAAATCACAGCTTTATCTAGCAGTGTGGCAAGTGCGAAAGCCGAAGTTCAAAGTGTTAGCCGAACAGTTGCTGATGTTAATGGTAAACTAACCGCTACACATACAATCAAAACACAGGCTATTTCTGGCGGCAAGATCGCAATAGCAGGTATTTCTCTTGGTGCGAATAAGGAAGAAAGCTCTGTTATTGTAATGGCTGACAAGTTCCAAGTTGTGCCAAATTCCAGCGGAACACCTAAGCCAATATTCAAGGTTCAAAACGGAAAAGCGGTAGTTGCTGGCGATTTAATTGCTGATGGCGAGGTGACGGCTTCTAAGCTGGCGGCAAACTCCGTTACTACTGGAGCGTTGCAGGCTGGGGCGATTAGAGCTGAGCATATTGCGACAACTCAAATCACAGGCGAAAAGCTCGCCTTGGGGCTTGGCGGCAATTTGCTTAAAAACCCTTTATTTACAGGTAATTCTGAAGGTTGGCACGGGTTTGTTTTTCACAATGAAGAAATCCGTAAATACTGGACTGCTGGTAGTGTTGGCGTTGAGTATGAAAATCTACGTTATAACACAAATCAGAACTACAGACCTAGAGATAGTCGATATAAAGATGAAACATTTAGCCTTGCTAGATGGACTGTAAATGGATTCTCTCAGTTAGCTGTTGATAGTAAAAACAATCAGCTTTGGGTGGATAATGCTCGGGCTTTCGCAAATTTAATACCTGGGAAAACCTACATATTCTCTGCTTATGTTGGCTGTCATCATTGTGGTGGTTACTTGATAGCAGAAGAATATAGTGCCGACAGTAAAAATTACGTCCGCTGGATTGCAGACTCTGGGTTATTTGGTGAGCGAGACAGAATATTGCTTAATGATGGAGAGGCGTGCGCTGAGGCTAGCTCTTCTCATTTTGCAAATGGGGTAGATACGAGTAAAGCACATCGAGCGTTTGTTAAATTTACGGCGCCTAATAGTGGTGTTGTTTGCCTTATTTTCCGCATCGCAAGATTCGGTAATAAGCAAGCATATCAAGATTGCTATATGGCTAGAGCTATGCTCGAAGAGGTGAATCCAAGCCAAACCACGCCTAGTCCGTGGCGAGAAACCTCGATAACCTCTATTGATGGCGGCTCGATTGTTACAAACTCAATTACCACTAAACAGCTCGGTGCGGATAGTGTAACAGCTAACAATATCGCAGCAGGTGCGATAGCAGCCAAACATATTGCGACAAATAGTATTAACTCAAACCATATTGTTTCTCGCTCTCTAACTTCCGATAAGTTGAATGTTGGCAGTTTGTCGGCTATTAGCTCTAATATTGGTAGGATTACGGCTGGCGAGATTACAGGTACAAACATTCACGGTAATACTATAAGCGGTGGCGATATTAGAGGCTCTAATATAAACGGTGGCACAATTCGAGGTGTAACTATTGAAGGTAGTACGATTCGAGGTGTGAACATCGAGGGTCAAACTATTAAGGCTGACAATATCATCGGTGATATTGCTAAGTTTTATAGCGTTTCGGCTTATAGAGCAGATAATAGGTATGATTGGGAGAATACTCATCTAACCATAGATTTGCCAGCCGCTCCGTTTTGGCGTAAGGCCTTGCTTTATCCAACCGTTCTGCCGTTTGGAGTTTATTCGTCCAATAATGAGGGTGATAGTGATAGATTTTCTGGTGTGCATATCAGAATGTACTTAAACGATCAGCGCAGAGCGTTTAACTACACTAATACCACGCCAGAAAAGAGTAATTGGAATCAGCAGTTTATAATGCTAACAACAATGATAGATCTGGAGCCAAACAGAGCACATAGGATACGAATAAGACTTAGAGCCAGCGATAAATACATAAACATCAACGGCACCACATTCACCTTTATGGTGGCTCGTAGCTAACACCAATTCACAGTAGTGAGTTGGTGTTTTTATTTATGGAGTTAAAAAATATGTCGAAAGTATATATCGCTTTCTACAAGCATAAACGCAAACGTAAAGGCTTTAAAAACACAGTCTATCGCTTGTGTGATGACATAATCCGATTTTTGACAAAAGGGGATTACAGCCATTGTGAAATGGTTATCCCTAATTATGAGAAGAACGGGAAAATGTTATTTGAGTGCTACACAGCAAGCAATATTGATGGGGATGTAAGACTTAGACTTATGCCGCTGCCTAACGACAGATGGGATTTGGCCGAAGTTGATACTGATGCTGATTTAGTCAGATTATTCTACAAACAAACCGCAGGGCTGAAATATGACTGGCTTGGTGCGCTTGGTGTGCTTTTGCCATTCAAGCAAAACTCTAAAAAATACTTCTGCTCAGAATGGTGTGCTGAATGTCTGGGATTTGATAATCCGCACAAGCTCAGCCCAAATTCACTTTATCGAAAACTAAAAAATGAGGATGCTTATGCAATTCAATAAAATTTTAAACCCTGTTTATTCAACCATTGCCTCTTTCTCAATTCAAGAGGACGGTTCAATTAATGCTAAATATGTGGTTGGTTCTGGTTCTGATAGCGGCGATTCCGTAACAGATTTCACACCTATCACGTCCGAATACAAATGGATTGATGGCGAAACAGCTAATGTGATTATGGATAAACCATTAACCAAAGAAGAGACATCCAAATCGTTAAAGCAGGTAACAATTGATCGAATCTATGCACACTTGAAAGAGAACGGATTAATTGTTATCTAATCAACCTTAACTAAAATCAACCGCACTTTGAGCAATCTCGGTGCGGTTTTTTATTGGAGCAAAAATGGAAAACATTGAGCTAGAGACAGTGCGTGGTGATGATGACGGGTGGACTTTTGAAATCCTAGAAGATGACGAGCAGAAAAGTGATTTGACTGGTAGTAAGTTTGATATGTGGATTGAGCCGAAGAAAGGCGAGATTATTAAATTATCAACTGAAACAGGTGAGATTACTGTGAACGAAAATCTGGTAACTGTCACATTATCGCACGATAAAACTCTCGGTGCAAAGTGGGAAACTGCAAGTTGGGATTTGCAATGCACGAGTCCGCAAGGATTGGTCAGAACATTCGCAGGCGGTGAATTTACGCTTATTCACGATGTGACGGAGGCGAGATGATTATTAGATTAGTTAAACGCTCAAAACCTAACATCAAGGTTAAAGTGCGTTTAATAAAAGAGATTGAGGCGAGAAAGGAAAAAATCCCAACGCTTGAAGAATTAAAAACTCACTATCAGCTAGGAGCGTTATAGTGGCACAACAAACAGTAGCAGAACTGCTCAATAGTTTTGCTGAATATCTTGGCACTCAAGATAAAGCAATCATTGCATTGGTTGAGCAAAAGATTGCGCAGCTTAAATCCGACTTACTAGGCGGTGACGTAGCGGCTGATTTAGACACATCGCGAGAATTAGCCGATGCGGTGCGCAATCTTAAATCTGGCGAAACAATGCCAGAGAAATTAATTCAGAAAATCACAGAATTTAAGTCTAGCCTTGATGGGGTTGTTGAAAAAATAACAGCTTTAGAAAACCTAGATTTAAAAGCAGCTTATGAAAAAGGTAAACAAGGTCAATAGGAGAAAAACATGGCAAACTTTGGAAGTAAAAACGAAACATTCGCTTATTTAGTCGGCAAAGATATTGCAGAGATTAAAGCGAAAATTGAAAGCATTGGAACAACTAGCGGTGGATTGGATGTACTAAAAGTCATCGTTCCTGCCGCAACAGAAGAACAGGTAAACAATAGAGCTTTATGCATAGCAACACTGCCAAAAGAGTTCCAAAGAGCATTATTGATTCTCGAAGGAAATGGCAGTTGGTATTTTATTGTCAGCGAGAACGAGATTGGATTCCAAATACAAACAATCGAAGCGGAATACTTTCTTGTAAAACTAACAGATTTTAAAAATCCAAAA